ATATACTCTTGCTTATCGATCAGCTCCATAATAGCTTGCATAAATCTTAACATTGTGTTAGCGTAAGAGCTCTTTATCTCTTACTTCTTATAGTTTCCTATAAGGTCAGACTATATCATCATCAATTTGTCAAGTTGATGTACTGCGCTCGTGGTGTTTTACTGACCGTTCTGGTCTCCATACACTAGTCGTTGAACCTTTTTTATATTCCTATAAAACTTGGCTGCTGATTGGCATACCTTTACAGGGTTAGCGTTCCAGCAATTCACAGTATTTAAAGCGGACCTAAGATTTATATTGCCAGCGATATCCCCCGGCTGTTCTGTTTTTAAGTGCTGCTCTTGAGATGTTTGCAATACCTAATGTAACTTCTGCTTCTTTCATAGAATTCCATTCTCGTATAAGATCTCCTGTTAATGTAAGTTGAATGATTGGTTTGTATTCATACTTCTTACAGAAACTTGGTAATAAATCTACTTTCTCAAATGACCATCTGTATTTATATGCCGTGTAGTTATCACCTCTGGCACACATACAAATACTAGTGGGATCGGTTTTACCAAGTTTTATAGCAGCTTTAGTGCACGTATTAAAGGTTTGTAGATATTTACCATCCATATCATACATGTGAATAGGTTTATCATTATGAGGACGTAAACCTTTAGCGTAAGCTTTCTTTAAGCCTTCGCTAAGGCGTTGTCTATAAGTTTCATCTCTAACGATCTTTTGTGGATCAAGTATATGATTCATATAAGGTTTACGTTCATCAATGAAATATTTTTCACGATGTATTAAAAGATCAGGTTCACAACATTCAATTACTTCAAAGAATGTATTTTCATTACCGTACTTGTTAAACAAATTTTGCATAGTTCGGTTATGATGTTGTTTAGTTGTTAAAGCCCATTGGTGGTGTTTAAGTCTATGACCAATACTTGTAGAGCTACCCACATAATATTTGTCATGAATTTTGATTTGATAAATGCCTGAAGTACCAAATAGTTTCTTGCAGTTTTCTATTGTAATTGTTTTCATCTGACAAGGATAATACATTTTTACAAACTAGCAAGTACTTGTTTGAATAATTTATTAATCCGCCCGGCTATAATCATCAATCAAAAGAATACCACCACCTTCTTTACCTACAATCCATTCCGGCGGGCAGTAGGACATTCTCTTTCTACCAGAGAAGTTATAACCCTGTTTGGTATATTGAATTACTGCAGTCTCATCTACCCACAGACACTCATTGGAGAGTACTGCATCTGTAGATTCACTCACAAGAACTTTCTGTTTGACCTGAATTTTACGGCCATCAGGAAGTACTTGTTCAACTGTTTGCATTTCATACCGAGGTTCTGCTGGTACTGCAGGAGAAAGTTCTTTGCACATCTCGAATTGTCTGAGTGGGAATCCAGTTAACAACATGTTATCTTACAGGCTCTTTATCCTGTAATTCTGCGTCTTCTTTTGTTATAACGCAGTTCAGACTATATCATCACGTATCTCTACGTGCCCCACGCTCGTGTTAGGTTTATTGTATGTGCTACTCACCTATTAGTCGTTGGACCTTCTCAGTACTTAACGCACTTCCTGAGCTTGGCTGCTGATTGACCGCTTCCGGTTGTTCCAGCAATTCATGGGGTTTAACGGGGACCTTTGGGATTCCTTTTATTGTGAACTCGAGATTACCTTTAAACAGTTGCTGCAATATGGCATCGTTAACGTATTTTATACCCATCTTGATTGGTATGATTGTACCATTGGGTTCAATAATAACGAAGTCAAACTTGCTAACTAGTTTGTTGGTATTGGTATACTTAAATTTTTGTGGGGGTACTTTGGAATATTTGTACCTAAATCTGAAGAAACCACAGGTTCTTCCAGCATAGTATTTACTTGCTGCGATTTGTACAGTATGAGATGAAACACCTAATTGTTCAGCAGCTTTTATCGCTGAAGGAAATTCTTGTAAGAAATTACCTTCAATATCGTACATTTCTACAGGTTGAAACACAGATATTTTCTTTATTCTACCTGTAGCATATCCTTCTTTTAATGATTTCGATATTTTCTGCTTACTAGATTCAGATAATGTTTTGAGTACAGGATCTTGTTGATTAAGATCTGTATTTAATTCTTTTATCCAAAATGCTTCACGTTCAATTCTTATTTCCGGTGCACAAAATTCAAGAATTTCATATAGTACTTCATTGTATTTCTTATAGCATCTTAACATAGCTTTGTTACTGTGTGTCTCATGAGTGAGATCGGTACGGTGTTCTGCTAAACGAGCATACAATGATTTACTACTACCTACATATTTATGAGTACCTATCTGTAAAAGATAAATACCCGATATTTTACCGAGTTCTTTGCTGGACAATTCAAAAAATAGATTTTTCATAGTTAAGAATTTACTACAAAGTTACTATATTCTTTTATTTGTCCAATGTTTAGATCGAAAAGTTATTAACAGCGTTAATCCCCTAACTCTTCGATTTGCGCAAGATTCAACTTTACAAAATTAAGATTGTGTTCTTTGGCTACTTCTGCGACAATGGTTGTTTTACCAAGTCCAGCTTCACCTTGAATTTCTACGGCTACCGGAACTTTACCCTGTTCCTGGATGGCTCGATTATTAGCAATGATATGTCTGAGAAAATCTTTGATCTCTCTTGAATTCAAACTGACTTGACTCATATTATAATTCCAGTTTTATTACATGACCGGGTAAATTGTTGTTCATGGTCGAACGTTCAGATAATACCCACAAAATACTGCCCCCGGCATTGTCCGGAGCGGGAGCTTCTCCGTCTGTGAAATAAATCAGGCAAGAATATTTGCCTTGATTTTGAAGATAATGGTCTACTGGTGGATTGAAATCCGTTCCACCCCGACCGTGTACTACAAAATCTTTCTTAGGATCGAATTTTCCTATGAAAGAAATTGCTGTGTCGCATTGTACAATGGTTACTTCTGCACCTGTCTTAGTAAGATGATATAGTTCACCAAGAAATTCTCTGAGTTCGTCATTACTGACTGAACCAGAAGTATCAATGGCTGCAAGGATGTGCTTTTGCTTTTTTACTTTAAGACCTGGCAGTTCCTCAAACCGCTTGTTGAGCTTCCTTCTACAAAGCTTGGTGTAAGTTTTCGTAGACTTGCCGGCAAAGCGTCGGATGTATCCTTTCCAATCAAACTTAGGGGGTTCAATCTTATTGATACGTTCCAGAATGTCAGTGAACTCTCCCGGAATTGTGCCCCGGGATTTGGTTACTTGTTCTGCAATCTGATTGAGGACATGCTTGGTCTGACTTTCGATAAGCTTTTTGGTAGCATCTGACAAACCTTCTGTTGCTTTTTCCCAGTCATGATCAGTTATGGTTATGCTCTGACCATTGGGTAACTCAACTTCCATTTCTCCGTCACCATCCTTTGGCATTCCTGCTATGACTATTTGCATTGCACTGTCTCCATTCTGTGCCAGAGACATCAGTTTATCGTAATAATACCGGGTACCTTTCTTGGCTTCCAGTTGCAATTGTGGATAAGCTGCCTGTAATTTGTCCAGAAATACTCCCTCTTCAGGTAACCAATTACGATCGATGTATTGATTGATCTCACAGTCCATGGCTATGTTGAGGATCTCTTTGTTTTGATAATCGTCATAGTCCGTCAGGTGAAAGAAACCAATATGAAGGACTTCATGTTTGACTAGTCCGATCTTTTGAAGTCCGTTAAGACTTTCCCAGAATTCTTCATTAATCAATAGATTGTAATTGATATTCTTCAGACTTACACCCATTGTCGGAATAAGGTTTGTCCAGATTTTGTTTAAGGACATCAGGAATAAACCATAGAAAGGTTCTTTAAGCATTAGTTCTTTACCTGCTTTGGCAAGACTATCTACGTTTTGTTGTTTCATTATTTTGGTGTAAAAGTTATTGTGATTTTACCTGGAATTTTCTTGCAGATTCTATCTGTTAGAAAGTCTCCGAAATATTCACAGGCTAATTCCAAATGTTCAGGTTCCTTTACTGCAGCAAATAGTTGTTGGTAACTGAATGCAGAATACTCAAGGCATTGTGTTGTACCCCGAAGATACTGATACGCGCGTTCTGCATGTACTTGCCATAGCATACTAA